GCTGAGCGGGGAACTGGACGAGGCGACTCCCGTAGATGCGCTGACTCCGAGCGAGATATTTGACCGAGAAGCGAAGAAAGCCAAGAAGGAGAAGCTACTGACCGGTGTCACCGACATAGACGATGCCTTGTACAAGGACGTAGGGCTCCATAAAGGGGACATAAACGTGATACTAGCGGACTCAGGGCACGGAAAGACTCAGTTGTCCTCGTACCTAGCCTCTAGGCTGGCTATACAGGGGTATCAGGGGCTATGGTTCCAAATGGAGGATTATGACGTGAACACGGCTACCCATCTCGCTATAACCGCAGTCGAACACGCTGATAACGTCCGCATCGTAGACTCAACCGATGACATAGACGAAATAAAGCGATTGTGCCGATTGGCTAAGATGGAATATGGTCTTGACTTTGTGGTGATTGACTACATTCAAGAGGTATACGCACAAGGTAAATACGATTCGAGAACCTTGGAGATTAACTATGTCACTAAAATACTGAAACAAATAGCCAAAGAGTTAAACGTGCTGGTACTGGTTCCGAGCCAAGTCACCATATCCGAATACAATAGGAGCGGGTGGGCTTTAGAGCCTAAGTACAAGGACGCACAATGGGCGCAAGTCATCAAAAATGTGGCTCACTGTATGACCTCCGTCTTTAGACCGAGCATGATAGAGTCCTTAGTGCTAGAAAATGCCCTGAACGAGAAAAGGGTGAAGGGGTGGAGAGATGGAGATACGCACGCCTACAACAGTGTCTTTGTGAAGCTGGTGAAGAGCAGGAGAGGTCAGCTTACGCATGACCGCTTTAAGTTTCACCATCACAGTGAGTTAGGGCTACAAATTTAATGCTTGACACGAACTCACGATTATACTATATTACCAACTCAAACAAATAACCATACACATAAGAAAAATGGCGACAATAATTAATGCGTCTATTGACGTAACCAAAATACCGAAAGAATCCTTAGTTGTAGGGAAAAAAGGCACGTACGCAAACGTAACGGTCTTTATAAATGACGAAACTAGATTTGGAAACAATGCTAGTATCGCAATGAGCCAATCCAAGGAAGAGCGAGAGGCTGGCAACCCAAAAATTTATTTGGGCAACGGTAAAGTAGTTTATACCGAGGGCGAAGTAAAAGTGGCGGAGCGGGAAGATGCTCCTACGGCTCCTGTCTCAGAGGGACAAGAAGCACCGCTGCCCTTTTGATAAAGACCCCATACTAAAATATATCATCGACACATTGTTTTAGTTCATTCATTAGTATTCCTTATGAATAGGGAGTGTGAAAGCCCCTATTCTTTTTCGGTGCGAGCAAGCTCCGATACTTAAACTAAACATAACAACTTGTTAAGAGTAATGTTAAGGTTTGGTGATATTTTGGAGAAGAGGTGGCTCATATAAAATGGGTTGCCTCTTTTTTTTATAGGGTATTGATAATGTGAACGATTTATCATACGTTAATTGCTTATATATTAACTAATGTCGCAAGAATCATGCACTACTACGATTATTTTAGCATTAAACAGTTCCTGGTGGATAGGAACATGACCACGGTTCCCGTTCATGTCGTGGACAAGATAGAGCGCTACCACAAGCCCATAATTAACCCTATACGCCACGAAATGGGTGTGCCTATACACGTGTCTGGCAACTCAGGTTATCGAGCCTTAGAATGGGAAATAGCAAGCGGTAGACATGGCGGGAGCGAGCATACGTTTACGGGGAAAGGTGCAGTAGACTACACTTGTGAGAACATAGAGCTGCTATTGGACGAACTCAGGGCTTCTGATTATATGCGTATATGTTACTATCCTGATGAAAGGTTTATACATTGCGACCATAAAGGTAAAGAAAAGCTAGAATTTTTATCAAATGGTGGGGGTACATGGACTCTAGTCGCAAAAAGATAAAGACGGTGAGCCTCGATAACAGGAGCGAGTATCACGCTAAACTAAAGAGGGTGAAGGAAGTGCCCCTGCCCCAGCTAAACACCAAAAGAGTATTGAGTCTGCGTAAGATTGTGCCTATCATTGACCTAACAGTATTTATCATTAACAAAAGACCCATCACTATGATTTGGAATTGGTTAAAAGAACGATTCACTGAGCCTAGCACGTACCAAGGCGTTGTTGCCATTGGAAGTGCCATAGGCGTAACCCTATCACCCGAACTGTGGGAGGCTATTGCTTCGTTTGCAGTAGGTCTCATTGGCTTGATTCAGGTGATTAAGAAAGAGAAGCAGAATGACCCTGCCTGAGATTAAGGAGGTCGTTAAGGCGAGCCCCTATAGCATAGCCGAGTTCTCTAAGCACGTGTCCGTGTATATGGGGGAGGAGCCATGGTCAGAGAAGTTCAAAGAACGAATCTACCAGCTTCTATCCCCAAAGGGGCATGGTAAGCCCTCTGAGGAGGAACAGGCGGCTATGGAGTTCTGGTGCGAGGTGCAGGGAGACCCGCATTGGTATGCCCTGAGACATTACAAGACCAAGGACATATCAAGGAAAGTGCTCACCCTAAACGATTGGCTCACAGGACGTAGGAGCTATAATCGATTACAAGCAAAAAAAATGCTTGACTATTTCCGACAACTTATATAGATTGTGGATAACACATTAACAGAGGGCATCTCGCTTAATCGTGGGTTGCCCTTTTTTTGTTGAGTGTGCAAGCAAACTATAAGTGTACTACGAAACAAACCAATAATGACACAAAAAGTAGTATATTTGTTTCATTAATGATTTATTATGGCAAATGCTCAATAACTCATTCACTAACGGATAAATTAACAGATAACGACTTAAAAACAATACAATGAAAACAAATAAAATATACTGGACAATGCGCAACGGAGAGAAAATAGACGTTGATGAAATGACTATTGAACATTTGCGAAACACGCTTAAAATGATAATTCGTAATGACAATAAAAGAAAAACTTCTGACCCTGACGATGCTTTTTTTAACGAATCTCATTCTTTTAAACGTGAAAGATATTGCGATGCAACCGAAATAGATATATACTAAATCAATGAAAACAATAGCACAACAACTGAATATCAAAGACTTTCCTTTTAGGATAAAGGACAAGCAAGGCAATGAAATATATTTCGAGGGTTCAGATGGAAGTTGGGGCAAGTGCGAATTTGATTCCGCAGGCAATGAAATATACTACGAAAATTCAAAAGGAGAGATAATAGACAACCGACCTAAAGAAGATACAGAAAACACTTTGCGTATTAGGGAGTTTTTTAGGCAAGTAAGACTTAAAACACATCATCACTTAGGGCTTGGGGCTATAAAATTGACACTAGAAGACCAAGAAGAGTTATGCGAGTTAGTAGAAGCATTAATAAATAAAACCACAGAGCAATGACCTACGAGCAATTCTTATTGATTTTAGATAATTACAATGCTTACTGTGAGGCAATAAGTGATGCGTATGATGTGGGTATAGATTTGCTAGAAGGTAAATTTGCGACCAATTCTTATGTAGAAAAAATGTTAGAACTATTTATTACATCTCATTATGGTGAAATGGGGTGGGATTGGGTATCTTGGTTCATATATGAAAATGATTATGGACAGAAAGGATTAGAGGCGTGGGATGCATTGCATGATGGAGGTTTAATCTGTCAGACACACAAAGAGTTGCACGAATATTTGGAAATAACCTTTAACACCAAAGACCAATGAAAAAAAACGATACTGATTTAATGATAGATTTCACATTTAAAGCACCAACCTATGTGGGTTGTTACATACTAGGCACAGACTACTATATTCAATTTAATTTTACTCATAAACCAAACTGGTTTCATCGAACTATGATGAGATTGTTTTTTGGATGGAAGTGGGTAAACCTTTAACACCAAAGACGATTGAATAAGGCAAAACTTGTTGGTATGATATGTAAAGAGCGGTTGCAAACGCTTGAGGAGAATCCACCCAATTCTTGGAATAAAGAAAGTCCTCACACCTTATTCAGTTTGTCAAGTATCTTGCGCAAAAAACTTGACATTCAACAAGTCAGGTTATAACCTTACTTTTCAACGTTTAATGTCAGGCTATACCCTGAAATATGCACAACAAAAACCCTAAAATCTGCACAATGAA